ATCAAACTTGAATGTTTGATACCCAACATAGTACAGATGTAAAGAGTATGTGTTTGAACTAGAAAGACCATTCTTTAACTTTACTTCTAAAACGGTACGATCAGATTGAAGTTGTCCAAAATCCAAACTTCCCGATGGCTCCACATTAATCGGATTCATCGAGAATGTATACGTATAAATATTCTTTTCAGGCCTAGAAAGTCTGCTATTATGAGGTACGACATACTTGTAATACGCGTGATCGACGAAAGGTAAGTTCGGTAGATCTTGCCCGTTTATGTAGATTTTTGCACTGTCCATGATAGGTTGGAAAAATGCGTTGGATAAAGACACAGAATCGCTCGCTGAAAAATTATAACGATTATAGAACCTGTTGTTTACGAGATTCGCGCCACCACTATACGTGTTTTCATCTTCAAAATCTGTATGACGTAAGAACCAATTAAGCGTTTTTACTGGTATGTCGGGTACGAGTTGTAATTTTATTTCATCTTTATTGAGCTCACTTTCTATGGTGGGGTGCTTTTTCACTATATCAGTAATCAACGTTTGGGGTTTTGTCGTGAGATATATCCGTTCTTGGTTGGATACTGTGATTTCTTCTGTTATTAATCTGAAATTAGCCAAACTAACCGGATCCGTGGAGTTTGTAAAAAACGATTGTGGTCTGAATGTGATTTCAAACTCTATCTTTTGTTTGTATATGCTGCACGTAGGAAAGTATGGTCTATTGGGATTGTTAGACTCGTATTCGTCTCCTTCATATTTTCTCGAAAAGAAAAGTGGTATGGGAATAAATAATTTAGATTCGTTTGTAATCAAACCCGCGTTATTTGAATCAGATGTTCCTTCTGCAAAGAAACGATTAACTAAGTATCTCTTCGTACGTTTTTCGGACGCGTCGAGATACAGTTCATCATATATGATACCCCAATCGTCGTGGAATTTTTCTACTTCGAGTTCGTCTACGCGCATGGCTACAGATTTTATTAAATGTCTTCCTATTTGATCGGATAGGTAATACGAGTTACTGCCTAATCCTGGAAAATCTATAGCTATGTATAAATTACTCAACAAATCGCCCATATTTCGCGGATTTAGTGTTACTTTTATAGTTTCACCAAACGGCCAAGTATCCTTTGTACCAGGGTTATCGATTTTTGTACTTCGATGAAACTTTTGAAAATTTGAGTGTCTCTTGGGATCATATTTAAAGAACGAATTTTCTGGATCATTTTCCAGCAAATATGTATCCTGTTTACCGATCGCGTTAAGTGCTATCTGAGCACCAGGATTAGGACCTTCGACGATCATATCTAAATATTAGTTACATTTTTTTAATATCAGTTTCCCACATTTCAAAATAACCAGTAGCTTCAATCAAGCAAACTTCTTCTCTGAGTTTATTCCATTCATCGAATAAACCTTTCACACGCTCTTCGGTATAGTCGATTGTCTTAATGTGTAGAAGGTAATCATGTGAATCGTCAATCTTTGGAAATAGGGTAGAGAGTTGGTTCTCAAGGTCTTGTTTTTTGCGACGGAATACCACTATGTCACCATCAATTACCATCTTAACAAAACGCGCTCGGTGAGAACAAAGTTCTGCCTTCTTCCGAGTTATATCGACGAGATGTGCCTTACGTTTCTTATAATATTCCATACGAAGTTGAATAAAATCAACCAAAATTTGTCCGGGCGAATTATATTTACATATACCTTTCGTTGGATGAAACAAATGCATATTTGAACACCTGATAGTCTTCTCCAATTTGAGATCCTTCACGGCATCTTTACCATTGTAATCTTGAATCACAAAGTCAACGTTTTCGGTTGTGCTATTATTCGTGAAGCCACTGATAATTTTCTTTTCGACGAGAGTATCAAGGTGTTCCTTATAGTCTTGTGTCCAACGACCTGGTGGAAGTTCAGATACTTTAATCGTCTTTCCGATACACGTCCATTCACCTTGAGCTACCCATGATTCATCGTCTTGTTCGAGGATTTTACCCTTGAACCCTTTAAACCACGGTTTCATCTTATACATATCTCTTCCATTGGTGAAGTTTAGAATATTAGCTTTGATATCTTCTGGGTTGAATGGGGGTACATAGCAGCTGAAACCGGTACCAATACCTTCCGTACCATTTACGAGGACCATGGGAAGGGTAGGCATGTAGTACTCTGGTTCTATAGATCGTCCATCGTCATCAAGATAAGTGAGAACTGCATCATCCTTGGGATCGAAAATAGTACGCGCCTCCTTGGTGAGCTTCGTGAAGATGTACCTCGTTTGAGACGCATCCTTACCACCCATGAGCCTCGTTCCGAACTGACCACACGGTTCGAGAAGGTTAAGGTTGTTACTGCCCGTATAGTCATTTGCCAGCTTCACAATCGTTTCTGCGAGGGATACCTCGCCGTGGTGATAGGCGCTTTTCTCAGCCACGTAGGCTGCGAGCTGTGCCACCTTCATCTCATCCTTGAGATTCTTCTGGAAACAAGAATACATCACCTTTCTTTGAGAGGGTTTGAGACCATCTGCCACATGAGCGATGGATCTCTTCAAATCAGCCAATGAGAAATTCACGAGATCCTTGTGAATAAACTCTGAAATATCCAACTGTTTAATGTTACCGTAGGGTACTTCGAGTTGATTCGCCTCCTTGGCAGTACTCTCGAGGAGCCAGGTCTTTCGCGCGTCAGCCATCTTTTTGTCAAAGGCGAGAACCACCGATTCATCCGTCATAACATCCACGTCGAACTTGACCGTGAGTGTTTCGATCATCTTAAAATATTCTCGGGCCTCAGCGCTGGTAGAAGTACCGAGACCCTTATAGTACTTGATTCGCCAACCGGCTTTTCCATCCCCATACCAAGCACGGAAGGCGGAGTCTGTGTAGAAGGATTTAGACTGAGATCCCTTCGTGGCTTTAATGATAGGAGTCACCATAGAAACGACGAATCCAAGATCGAGAAGAGATGGCCAAAATGCGTGAATCATATTGATAATCAACCCCTTGATATGGGAACCGTCATTATCCGCATCCGTCATAATCATCAAACGTCCGTATCGAAGTTCGGAAACATCCGTGTACTCCTTACCCTGTTGAAGCCCGAGGATCTTCTTGAGATCGGAAAACTCCTGGTTCGAACTCAATTGTGCGACAGAAGCATCGCGCACGTTCTTACATTTCCCTCGGAGGGGGAATACACCGTAGTGATCTCTTCCCACCACAGAGAGACCAGCAACGGCGAGAGTCTTCGCCGAGTCACCCTCTGTGACGATGAGAGTACACTTTTTCGATTGGGCTGTACCAGCTTTATTCGCATCATCGAGCTTCGGGATTCCGGTGATTTTACTCTTACGAGCTCCACCGTCAGTTTTAGCCAGCTCTTTCATCTCCTTGAATTTCGAAAGCGCTGTGAGTTCATCAGAAATACCCGTCTTCAAAACGTTTTTGACAAATGTTTTGGGCAATTCAAACTTTGACCCAAAGTCCTGAACCTTGAGCGTACACTCAGATTTGACCTGACTCGAGAAGGTAGGATTTTCCAAGGTCGCCTTGACGAAGATGCGAAAGGTTGCCTTGACTTGTTGAGGCTTCAGCTTGATCTTCTTAGCCATATCATCAATGATTCCTGAAGCAACCAGTGAAGCCACATGATCTACATGCGTACCACCCTTAGTGGTGCAAATACCATTCACGAAGGAAACCTGCTCCATACCATCTTCCGAAGGTCCGATGCAAACAGACCAGCGATCAGTTGTAGCACAGTGTACATTGTCCACACCAGTGTGCATTTTCGCGTAGGCTTCGAAGTTTTGCTTGGGAAGAGCTTCGCCGTTAAACTTCACTTTGCAATTTGCCGAAGTGCAGATGTTTGCATCCCATACGCGCTTTTCAAAGATTTTGTAGATATTGAAATCCATCTTGGTCATACCAAACCGTTTCCAATCAGGAACGAATGTGATGGATACAGATGACGTGGCACCCGAATGTTTTTTGATTTTTGGAGGTTCACACACAGACATATTATCCGACCATTTTTGTGTGTACGTTTGTTTCGTTTCATGGTCTTTGATCACGATTGAAAAATTGCTCGAATAAATATTGGTCAGCTTGGCTCCATATCCATTACGGCCACCCACGATACGCTTTTGATTGTCATCATAGTTAGTACTCGTGAGAAGGTGTCCGAAAACGAGTTCAGGGTTCCAAATTCCTTCTTTTTCGTGTATTTTAACAGATATTCCACCTAATGGACCATTATTTTCAACGGTTACAGAACCTGATACTTTATCTACGGATACGGAGATGGACGTTACATTTTTTGGATGGAGTGAGTTGCGATCGATGGCATTGACGAGGATCTCATCAAAAATCTTGAGTAAACCAGACGAATACTTGGTACTCTTCTTTTCGAATTTTTGACCGTTAAGAACCCAATAGGATTCTGTAGTTAAATTTGTTGGTCCGACATATGAGTCAGGACGCTTGAGTACATGTTCGATATGCGTGAGTTTCTCAACGCTCTCCATGATTCTTATATTTATAACGTTTCTATTCTCTAACTTAGGTTCTATTTTACGGTGCGTTTGGGCAATAATGTCCACTTATGGTTAAGGCAGACTTGAGCATATTTTTGGGTTCAGAATGATATACACAATACCATCCACCACATATTGGACACTGTATTTTCGGTCCATTTCCGTTATCACTACAGTTGGATTTATACTGATTAGACGTTCCACATCGAATTTTTTTATTATTTAGTTCTTGTTCTAATTTTTCAGCTTCCTTTTTTCTTTCTATTATTTTCTCGATCTCTGTTTCGCTTGGTTGTAAGAATTTTATTACATCGAGAACTTGAAAATTTCGTAGTTCATCTGTATAATCCGCATGTAAATCTTCGAAAAAATAACGTATCGCAATTTTACCCCCGTATCCACAGGTAACATAAGCGGTACCACCTACCGGTATACGCCCTTCTTCTGGATTAAGACCCTCGGCTTGGATAATTTCTAACGCCGTTCTACCTTCAAAAACACCCGTACCAATAGCGGCATCTATTTTACCCACTGAAGCTCCCTTGTAAATATACACTTCATATTTTACAATGAATTTACTCTCATTTTGTAGCATAACTTTATTGCGACACGGTTTTGTGATACAACAAAAATAGTTTGGCACCGATGATAACATCCCTTTACTAACGTTTAGAAACAATTTTTGTAATCTGATCTACAACTTTTACTACCGAGACAGCATAAGAGAACATGTAAAAACACTTGAGTGTAAATCTAGTATTAAATCTCGGAAGCGGAACTTTGGGATTGGTCAGTTTCTTGTGTATTCGTTTTATAGCATTACACGTTTTGAGATATTGACCTTCTGACATATACTCCCTCGTATTATCTATGGTATTCATCACTGTGATTAGATCTTGATCTACCACCATTAAAATATGAATCGATTTTTTTTATAATAGTTGAACTTGTACATCGAGTATGGAATTATTAAAAAATAATTTAAAATTATTCTCGACATATTTTTTTTAAAAAAATTATCTTTAATTATTTATATTTAAATTAAATTTTCTGGCGCACCGCAAAAGACCGCCAAACCACATGAGCAATTCTTCCTCTGTTTTAGCCCGACTTCTAGGTACCATATAACGAATCTGCCCAGTTTCCCTGAGTTTTAACATGTTGGGTGAGATTTTTGGTTTCTGTACAAAACATGAGTAGCATACACGTTCAAGTTTAAGACCGGTGAATGAGTACATTTTGTGATTATTATCCATAAAAATAGGACGTATACGCCGATACCATTTTATAAATTTCTTATTCGGTTTCTCATATGTTTTTATACATGGACTCAGAGGAGCTTGACATCTCGAGCAACAGGAAGTCCATTTTATAAACATATAATTAAAATGTTCATATACTCTAAATGAATAAAGTATTACCGTTTATCATCGGTATTATCATAGGTTTCGGTGTCATGTTTATCATTCAATTTCTCAGAAAGAAAAAGGGTGCCGGAAGCACTAATCGAATTTTAGGATTTTCGTATTCCCCCAACACGAGTCTCCTTTTAGATTTCTTAGCTCGTGTGCAAGAGATTGTGATTCCCAAAGTCCAGGGTCCTATATGTTCCCTTCTCCACGCGAAGGAATTGGATCTCGATAAATTGGACGACTTTTCTGATATGCAAGTGCCTTGTAACGAGATAATCACACAGATCGATAACGAGAAAGCCAAACTTAAGAATGAATTAGATTCGGGTGATAATGTTAAAATTAACGAAATTGCGGATCTTTTATACACGGAGTTAGATTCTCTAAAGGATAAGATCGTCAAGCGATTCTGTAAAGATGAAGATTCTACCATATCTTCCGCTCAATTGAAAGAACTCATCAAAGAGACTCGTGCGGGATTTTGCGACGGTTTCGACACAACACCCAAGAAGATTGCGGATATTTTAGAAGAAAGCGGTTTTAACACCGATTTCAATCCCGAAGCTATATTTAATATGGCTACAAATTCTATTGCACAAAGAGGACCAATTATCACCGAAGAAAAAAGCACCGAATAAAACCTAAGTCGGTCATAAATTTTCAAAAAAACAAAATGTCTTACCAAGAGTGCCTCGAGAATGCTATGCGTATACGGAAAGTGTCTTCGCCAGATGATGAGTGTATCCGTCTGGCGAAGGGACTGATGAAATTAAAAAGGGGATACGACACACATGCACAGAAAAAGAAGAATAGGTCGGCGATCCTTATTGAGGATATTAAACCTATAATTCAACATAAACCCATAAAGAGTTCGGGTATTTGTCAATCACTGACTCTTAAGGGTAAACGGTGTACATTTAAGGCTGTGTGTGGAAATTATTGTAAAAAACATAGCCTTAAACAGGGTGATATGGTGTTAGGTGAAAAATGTGTAGTCGGCTCTTAATATTATTTTATCACGTTATATAAATGTTAGATCAGGAAACGTTGCAACCCGTCGTCATCTCCATGATTGTATACTTAGCTTTGGCCAAGATGTTACCGGAATTACTCAAGAAACCTACGGGTATTTCTTTCATAGATGAGCTTAACATGATGCTCATTTCTCAGAAGGGAATGTTAGGTTCTGGCGCACTCTTAACCGGTTTGGTAGTTTTCATCACCAATTACATTCAAGAGGAATTCTCTTAAAACAGTCTCTTTACTCACTAAGTGTTTAGTGTAATCGTGTCTCATATATCTTACATCATTGTCGTACGCAGATTTCATGAATTCCATGAGTTGGTCAAAGTTTGGTTTACCCCACTTCATACCCTTCTTAAACAAGAAGTCATCCTTATCCAATTCCTGAATTTCACAATCTATCGTATATGGCGTTTTTATATATTCCGGGGCTCCACCATAGTTTGTGATTATCACTGGTTTATCCCTTAATGCCGCCTCTACAGCTCCCATACCAACACCCTCAGAACTCGAAAAGCTCAGATAACAATCTCCTCTCCAATGTATTTCGTCCATCTTATCATCGGGAATTAAACCGTTAATAATTTCCACTCTAGGTATTTCTATTTGTATATCCTGTTTACACGTTGCTTTGACAAGTAATCGAGTATTAGGCTCGTTCATACGTATGAATGCTTCTAAAATTCTATTAAAATTTTTACGTTGATCGAGTACGTTTCCTATGAAATAAAACGTATACGGCTTTTTTCGAGGTTTTGGTATGTGTGCATGAACTACATAAAAATTGTTGTCGGGAAACTGATTAGAGAGCACCCTTTTACAAAACTCACTGGGAACAGCTACATCCTTGAACTCTTTCATGATCATACCGTAATCTTCGTGAACTGTTTCTGTTTCACATACGGTCATACACGCTAAATTTTTAATACGCGTTCTCGCATATGTAACGTACTCCATGTTATTCGCGAGGGGTAAAAGAAATATCAGGCCATGATCACTTTCCGGAAGTTTAGATCCGATTGGATAATATCCTGACGATTTAAACAGTTTCGTGTATTTTTGGGCATGTTGACCTATACCAGCCAAAAGTGTTGGGCCGATGAATATCATTTAGTATAAAGATAATCTTTCTTTTATATATAGTAAAATGTCGACTATTCGCGAACGTATTGATTTTGAGCTTACCCAGGTACATCTTGATAAGACTAGGTTATTTGAAATAATCACCCAGCTCGTTGATATGTGCGAAGCTGGTGGTCCAGGTGGCGCGGGTCTTCCCGGCCCCGCCGGCCCTCCCGGCCCGCCCGGTCCCGCTGGTCCTCCAGGTCCCCAGGGTCCTCCCGGAGCGAGTGCCGCTCCCGCCGCTAAGAAGCCCGCCGCCAAGCCCGCCGCCAAGCCCGCTGCGAAGAAGGTTGTTAAGAAATCCGATGAATAAATTTAGAAATAATAGTAAATGATAACTGTGACCGCAAAATTAGTGGCTCCAATGTGTTCATGTAATTCAAATGATAAAAAGCGTGTATTCGTTGTTCATAACCCCATGGTAGAACCTATGCAGTTATCAACATTGTCACAACGTATATCTAAGTATAAGAGAACGCAAGTAAAAGATAAAAAAATCGCAGAATTCAAGACGAAGATGTGTGGAGCTTCTCTTAAATTTGCACGGGAAGCGCTCGAAGTACTGGAAGATTTATACGGCGATTCAGCTTTCGAGGATTTATAGGTAAGGCGTGAGACACTATACCACTTTTATATACAGATCCCAAGAGTAAACCTGCGGAGAGTGCACGTGTGGGTGCAACTCCAAATGTAGCTGGAATTGTATAAATTCCATTTTTAACGTCGTCTTCGATATCTTCTATATCGGCCATATTACTAACACTTGTGGCCAAAAGACCCATCGCTATTGTTTCGTCTTGAATGACATCCACGTGAGCTATCAGGTGAGGAACCACACTGATCGCTCCCGCCCAAAAAGTTCCCACGTAGAATGGTTTTAATAACGGTAGATTTTGTTTAAATGAAGGGTACAGAAGTATAGACATGATTTCTGGTGCAACTAATACAGTTTGATTTGTGTACCATAAAATCAAATTTGCAGTTAGAAGAGCCGCTGCTATAGATTCAGGTGTATCTTCTGTTTTGCCATCAAGGTAACGATCTCCACCGTACGCCCATCTCGCAGATGACATGATATATAATAAAGGTAAAGGTTCGAGTGGTGTTCCTGAACACAGAGCTAATATTGTCATAATCGTTCCCACACCTAGGCCAGGTAACATTTGTTTCTAAAGATGGTTAATCTTTAAATATCACCGTAAATTTCTAAAATATCTTTAACCACCAAACTTCTCTCTATATCCGCGTGTTCAAATGTAATACATTCTATACGTTTGTGTCGCTTATCTTTTATCTTTTCGTATATATCTTTTAGTCCGTTATCATCATATTTACGATCATGTTGATTGAGGTCACCTGTTATGACCATTTTACTGTCATCGCCCATGCGTGTGAGTAACATCTTCATTTGATTAGGGGTGCTATTTTGCATCTCATCTGCTATGATGAAGGCGCTTTTAAACGTTCTTCCTCTCATAAATGCGAGAGGACAAATTTCTATTACTTTTTCTTTAATCATTGAAGCTATTTGAGTTTGATTATAAAATTCCGCAAAAATATCCATGATGGGTCTCGTCCATGGATCCATTTTTTCTTCGAGAGTTCCGGGTAAATAACCAATATCCTCTTCTACGGAAACTGCTGGGCGGGTTAGAACGATTTTTTTAAAGGAATCATCATTTAAGCCTTGGATAGCCGCGTAACATGCTAACATAGTTTTACCTGTACCAGCTGGACCTATTGCAAACACCATAGGTTTCATACCGTATAAAACGCGGTTATAATCCCTCTGGTGATCGTTCTTCGGGATGGTCGTCGGAATATTTATTTCCATATCCAAGTCATCTTCGAAAAATTCAGCTTCATATGAACATGGTGACAATTTTTCGCGACGACCTTTCTTACCCATACTAAATACTCATATTTTAATTACCATTAAAGAAATAACTACATTTAAATGTATGATATACGATTGTTTTACATTTTATAATGAACTCGATATTCTCAAAAAAAGATTAAAATATCTTTCTCCCGTGGTGGATAAGTTTGTAATAGTAGAATCTACCAAAACATTTAGAGGTAATTCTAAAGAATTATTTTATGAACAAAATAAGAACGAATTTGACGAATGGAAAGATAAAATTATACACGTAATTGTCGAAGATAATCCAGATGATAAAAATCCGTGGATAAGAGAAGCTCATCAAAGGAATTGTATAACGAGAGGACTTACAGAACTTTCAACTGAAGATCTTGTCATGATTTCAGATGTAGATGAAATACCAAATAAAGAGTTTATTAAACTACCCGACGATGTAAAAGCCTGTTCATTTAATATGATAGCATTTCAATATAACTTTGATTATATACAAGAACTAGAACCATGGTTTGGTACGGTTCTCACGAGAAAGAATGTTATCGATAAGATCACTCCCCAGAAATTAAGAGATCTACGATGGAGCGTCCCGTGTTATAGAAACGCTGGCTGGCATCTTTCCGCATTTGGTGACGAACATTATGTGGCAAATAAAATTCACAATTATTCACATTGTTATGATGATAAACATATGGGTATGAATACGACCACGTTTAAAAATTTTATAACAAATGGAATACACACTGATGGAAAATATAAACTTGTTAAGACTTCGGATACTATAAAAAATTCTTTACCCGCTGATTTAAAGAATAATTGATTAGTTATATTATATGAAACTATCAGCGGTCTGTTGTGGTAGAAATGATAATTATGGTGGTCATTTTTTAGATTCCGCTTTGTATAGTATAAATTCTATGCTCAAAACATTTGACGAAGTTATATATGTTGATTGGAATACAGAAGAGGGTAAAAAGATAGTTACCGACGAATTACATTTGGAAAATCGAGATAAATTGCGCGTTTTTCACATTACACCTGACCTGGTGAAAAAAATCACCAACGGAACACCCACACCCCCAATGTGTGAAGTTTTAGCTAGGAATATAGGTATACGTAAAGCTACGGGTGATATTATATTTTCTGTTAATCCAGATTTAATCATTGCTCCTCGTGAGCAAATAGATTTAATGTGTCAAAATCTTAAAATGGGTGATATGATAACTTTAACCAAGCAAGATGTGGAATTAGATGATTTAAAAAAACAATTTGGTGATGAAACGGATATTCAACATCTTATGCCAATTATATTTGGTGTATGGCCTATTCAAAAAAGATTAATGTTACCCGTTTTGTCTATGAACAAAGAATTGATGTTAAAACAACCCGAAGATAAACATCATATATGCGCCAGTATAATCCAGGCATGCGGAGATTTTCAGGTGGCTCATAGAGAAACCTGGTTTAAAATTAAAGGATTTGAAGAGAGTATGACTAAACGATTATATAATGATACAAATGTTCAATATAAAGTTATAATGGCTGGTGGAAACATTTTAGCATCAAATACTCCTCATATTTATCACATAGAACACGAGAGAAATAATATTCCAGAAAATACAAACATTATACGACATAGTTATCCTTCTACAAACGATGAAGATTGGGGTTCTATAGAATATTAAGAATTCTTAAAATTATTCATAACTTTACACACGTATAAAACGTTCGCGGCGGTTAATTCTGGGTACAGTGGTGGGCATACATGATTTTCACAAAATTCTTCTGTGATGGGCAAATTGTATTCTTTTTCTTTATACGGGGTCATCCGATGCACACCCTTGAAATAAACTTCACCCGTAAAAGATATACCATTTTTCTTAGCGTACTCTTTTAGTTTTTCTCTATTATTTTTAGTTGAACCCATGAGTATGACTATACATTTATAATTAGCACAAACTCCGTTTTCTTGTTTTATAACTTTGAACATTTGTTTGTCTAAATTGTCTATGTATAGTTTTAATAATTCGGTTCGTTTTTTAATTCTATCTCCAACTCGACGACATTCTAAACTTCCTAATAGTCCGGTAAATTCGTTAATTTTCCCATTTACACCATCTTCTTCAATTTGAACTAACTGCGAAGAACTGGCACCTTCTATTTGTCTTCCAAATTGTCGGATACTTAACATCAGTTTGTAAAGATTTTCTGAAGTAGTCGTTATCATCCCGGCTTCACCCGCCGTCATCACTTTTGTCGGAAAAAACGAAAACGCTCCTATATGTCCTATAGTACCAGCATATTCGTTTTCTACATTTGATAGATGTGCGTGTGCGGCATCTTCTATTAATTTAACTTCATGCTTGTCGCATATAGATCGTATTTCCTTAAAATGTGGGGATATTATACCCCCTATATGTACTAACACCACAGCCTTTACTTCATTGGGTTTGTATCTAGAAAGTAAATCGTTTAATTTATTAGGGCATACTTGCAGATAATCGGGTTCTATATCAACAAATTCTACATTTCCTCCCGCATTTTTTACAGCACATTGGGTGGCGAAAAATGTATTACTCGGTGTAATGACAATTTTATTTTTTACGTTTATTGCACGAAGTGCTATTTCCAAAGCCATGGTACCAGAGTTAACAGCTATGGTATAGGGAGACTTAACTAATTTCCCAAACTCGCATTCAAATTCTCTTACATATTTATTATCACTAATTGGTCTGTTAGATGTCATGATGTCCGAAGCTTTGTCACAAAATTCCTTCACCATACCGGGTTCAAATTTTAAGTCAAATATAGGTATATTTGGTTGTTTATGATCTATGCCCAAATATGTCCCAGAAAATTTCGAATCTATACCATGTTTACCGACATTTCCAACCGATTTAAGTATTACTAAATTATCTTCCTTTAAGTCGGTAATATTAGAACTCTGAATTTCACAATGTACAAAACCGTCTCTTGCGCAAATCACCGGTTGCGTATATGAACAATATTTAGAATTAGATAACACCTGACCTACTTGACTTGTGTGAAAGATTGTGATTTCTTCTTCGTTCATATCATCCACGTGTGTAACGTATTTAACTTCAAACCATATTTCTTTATCATTAGGTGTGACAGTTCTTATGGTTGGATAAGGTCTAAATAAATTGCTATCAGAAAATCTTTCAATAAATTTACATTTCCAATCCCACGATACATAAGAATCGTTTGGCATACCTTGACAATGATAGTTATTACCCTTTTCGTTCATTTTCTTTATAGTTTTCATATTTGACATATCGTAAATACCAGACTGAAGAGATTTTAAGATAATTGGTAATCTTTTAACAGCTTCGTTTGAAAGTAATTTATAAGCCTTTTCAGACGTACATCTTTCCGGTACTTTAACTTCTTGAATATCTATAATCTTATCAGATAAATCGATATCCGTATTACAGAAATATGTAGTAAAACCTTGTGGTAAATTTTTTAAAATTGCCCACATAGACGGATTACATCCCCTGTTCATAGGAATTATACCAAGGTGAGTATTAATGACACCATATTTTGAACTTTTATTTAAAAATTCTTCTTTTAATATACCATCATATCCACCTAATATGACAATATCCACATTTAGATTTAAAAATTTGTCTATGTGTTTATTCACATTGATGTTACCAAAATAGGGTATAGAATTGTCTTTACATAAATTCTCCAATTCTATTTCTAGTTCATTTGAATGATCCCTTTTTTTAGATTTAGAAGTTGCGTACACGATTTCATAGTTATCATCAGATATGAGATGTTTAAAATATTCTAGCCCATAATCACTTAATCCCAAAAATCCTATGCGTTTTATAGGTATTTTATGTGTTTCTGGCTCGATTAATATTTTAACACAATCATCATATGATGACGCCATTTCAAATGCAGATTGAATGTTTTCTAACGGCGTTTTATGCGTTATTATTTGTTCACAATCTTTAGTTATACTAGGCGATTCTTCTATGAGTTTTAAACATTCTTCTAAACACTGATTCGATCGTCTCACGTTTATAATTAACAATTCTTTTGTTCTAGCTTGATGAGCGTTAAATTCCAGATGATCAACTTCGGGTATGCCAACTAGCGCGAGTACTCCATTTATTGCACTAACTTTAATACTAGAGTTAAAACTTTCTGTCGTGCCAGCACAGTCTATGACCAGTTCACAACCGTTATAGTTTGTGAGTTTTTTGATACAGTCGATAGATTCATCCCATGTAAATGTTTTCTTAGCTCCGAGAGATATGGCTATTTTTCGTCGATATTCTAGATTATCTACCACGTAAATATTTTTTATTCCATGCGATTTTAGTATTATGAGCTGGCAAAGTCCTATAGAACCCGAACCAAATATAACGGCGCTTCCACCAAATATATTTTCGTTTTTGATGTTACATAATTTAAATGTATGTAAAGCAACTGCCAGTGGTTCGCATAATGTAGCCAAAGATAAATCAATACTATCTGGAACTTTGAAAACCTGTATAGAATTTACACAAACAAATGTCGCGAAACACCCAGGTGTTTTATTAGCACCCATAAAGGTTCCTTCCGTACATAAATTGTGTTTTCCCATTAAAGACCACTTAGATGTGAGGCATGGACAACCAGGTTCTATAGCAACGCGATCACCGTTATTAAATCCCTTGACGTTATTCGCATCCACAACTATACCAGCTGGTTCATGTCCCATGTACATGGGCAAAGGTGTTTTAAAACTACCGAGTCCACCGTGTCTAAAATAATGCAAATCGGATCCACATATACCAGCGTATACAATTTTAATTAATAATTGACCTATCTTAGGTGTGGGTATAGGTTCCGTTTTAATTTCTAGTTTACCTGGTTCCGTTAATAATGCGATTCGATTATATGATTGCATTATATAAAGAATAAACACGTAATATCTTTAAATGGTAAAAAAGTTAATAGTTACTACTACTATAAATAGTCCTACAGAAGCTACCAAAAGATATGATAAGATAGAAGGTTGGGATTTTTTAGTAGTAGGAGATAAGAAAACGCCACACGACGAGTATAAGAATTATAATTATTTACACCCCGAAGACCAAGAAAAAATAGATAAAAATTTATCCGATATGATTGGTTGGGGTTGTATTCAGAGGCGTAATCTCGGATTCGTGTACGCGTTAAAGAATGATTATGACTACATAGCTACGGTAGATGACGATAACATACCATATGATAATTGGGGTGAAATGTTTACTCCTCGAGAAGTAGATATATATTCTACAGATTTTGGATTTTTTGACCCCTTAAGTGTAACAAGTTATAATCATTTATGGCACAGAGGATTCCCTATCCAATATGTACATAAGAAAAATAACATCATAAAAAATAAGAAATTTTGTTCAAAGTTTGATGTTCAGGCAAATTTATGGGATGGCGACCCAGATATAGATGCTATTTGTAGAATGGTATACGCACCCGAATGTAAATTTGACAGTTCTTGGTATTCAACTGATTGTATGACACCATTTAACAGCCAAAACACTATAGTATCAAAAAAAGCGCTTAAACATTATTTTATGTTTGATAAAGTTGGTCGTATGGATGATATTTTCGGTTCGTATATTCTTCAGAAAAAGGGTTTTAATGTGGTATTTGGACCACCCTCAGTTTATCAAGATAGAAACGAACATGATTTAACATTGGATATGAAAAGAGAATATATTGGGTACGAAAACGTAAAGGATATAATACTCGATGACACCTTTGTACCATTTGAATCTTATAATCGATATAGAGAAATTGTAGAATCATTTACATAACCATACCGGCAACTAATTTCACCTTATTTACGTAATATACGTATCCACCTATGAGAACTGCCAGAGCTAGAAGAACATAGTTAAATGACATTTTCTTGCGTTTCTTTTCCGTTTCTTCTATAATCCTCTCGGCCGTTTCTCTACTTGGGAGTTTATCAACACTCTGATGTAACATCTCTATCTTACCTATGAGAGTGTGTATAGCTTCTAATATCTGGGCTTCTTTTGTTACAGGCTTTTCTTTGTGATTCACTGTAGTCACCTCTAATACCATATACCACGCAGCATCCGGTTGCAATGTTCTGTAGTCACCGTCATCTTGTTGCTCATATATGGTAAAATGTAGTTTTTGTATAGACATAGGATTAAAGTAGTTTGTCTTGCGATTGAAACTTTTCCATTGTTTATCGCGTAAAACAATTCCATTACTTCCCGTGAAATGTCTCTCCAAAGGTACGCGGGCAAATATCTGTCCATGACGTTCGTCTAACATTTGAGCGACTTGGGGAATATCTGGACAGACTATATCCACAAATTTAGCCACGTTCGTGTTGAGTGTGGCAGTATTTTCTCCTACTTGAGTGATATAAAAATCAACCATTTTTATACCGAGAACCTTACTAAAATCTTCGACGTGTGTATTGGATGTCAGTGATAAATCAAGCGAAAACGTATTGTTCGTTCCGGTGACGTACCTAGAATCCAGTACGATATATTGTACTTTTTTAGGTATATCGTATATCGATTCCATTCTATTATGTTCAAAGAAATAAAAAAACCTAAGTCGACCACATTTTTCCTAAAAATCAAGATGTCCGAAATCATGGAAACTCCACAACCCACCGAGATCGATCTCCTTCGTGCTGAAATTGAAACGTTGCGTAAAGAAAATGAAGAGTTAAAATCGAGAGTAAAACCAAAGAAAGTCAAACCTGTCAAGATCAAATGCCCTTTCATCACGGCTAAGGGTGAGCAGTGTCGTAAGTTTTGTGCGGAAGGAATGCAGACGTGTAAGGTTCACTCGAGACCTCTCAAGCCTCCCAAGGAGCCCAAACCCCCGCGCCCGAAGCGCCAGGCTTGTACCGGTATCAACATCCGCGGGAACCCTTGTAGACGTAAATGTCTCGAAGGAAAGACGTATTGTGAGAGACACGACCCGGATAACCCAATCGTTCCTAAAAAAACTAAACGGGCACTCAAAAAAACGACACCCGTACATAACCATCTCCCGGGTGAGAAACCCGAGACGCCTTGTGTGCTGTGTCAGACACACGGTGACATGTTTGATATGAACGTTACCACAGTTCAATATGTTGAAACACCTGGTGAGGATGGAATGACTCTTAGTGAGCGTGTAGCTGAGTACGATAGAACATAATGTGCATGTAATATATATGAGATGGAGTTTTTACATTAAAATCGTACCTTTTGGTACGTTATTATCTTTATCATCAAACTGCTATAAAAAAAATACTAGATAATATAAATGTTCACACCCATAGGAAATGTCGTATTTATCGTGGGCATGATATTTGCCCCGGTCTACGTCATAGACAAATATTTACCAAAAAAACCAGAACCCATTGCCCCCAAAAACGAAGAGTTTAACAAACCTTTCGTGTTTACAGGAAGGAATAAATACTCACCAAACTTTTCTAAAAACCGTTCGTGATTATTCCATCTATATTGAACGTATACATATGTTGTAATTCCAGATCGTTTTTATGTGTATATGTATAGACCTTCACGTTTTTCTTTTTACATTCTAAGATAAACTGGTGATCTAAACACGTCCAATGTATCATCACAGCCGAAAAATTGCGTAATATCATGTCATATTCACTGTGATGATATACAGCTTCAAATGTCGTTCCCTTTTTATATTGATACGGTAAATTGAATAATATCTTACGATTAAAACTACAAAATATTACATTTCTCACGGACTTAAATTTATAAAAAAATCTTAAACTGTCCGCTATGTCCAAGTTATTTCCTTTTATATCCAACAACAATAATACATCTTCTATGTCTGGGATTTTTTCGTATAGTTCGGCTAATGTACATAATCCTTTCTTTTTTATCTCATCATACGTCATGTCACGAATAAATTTATCTTCATGATAAAGATCGTGTGCTAAAACAAGTTCACCGGTTTCGCACATTTGTACGTCTATTTCTAAACCGTCATATCCTCGATTAACTGCTTCCCTGATAGATTCTAAGCTATTTTCTCTATATTTTAACGAAAATCCTCGATGAGCTATACATAACATATCTTACATTATTCAGATAAAATTAAACGAACTTAAAATAAATCGTAGATAACGAATTAGAAAATGTCTCTCGGTCTCGTCGGCCTCGGTGCCATCGGCGGAAACCTTGCAATCAACATCCAAAAGTCTAATAATCTTCATGTTTACAATCGAACACCCGAACAGATTAAAACACTCGAAGATTCGTATGTAAATATTCATGGCCATCATTCTATAGAAGATATGGTTTCTGAAAT